ACACCATTACTACCAAGCTTATAGACTCCGCCCATACGGCTTGCGGACAGCCAGGACACTACTCCCCAGGCAGCAAGATCGTCGTTATTCTTAATGCCGAGTTCTCCGGATTCGACAGTTGGCAACACGTAATATGCCGTATGGATGCCAAGGTTACCGCGATCAGGCAGCTCTACGTCGAAGGTCGTGTCCCCAGTAGCTAACGAGATATTGCCCTCGTCCTTAACGGTCTGTCCAAACACGTTAATGAACTTCAGGTTGCCGACTACTGGAGCACTTGGATTAGTTACTGTGACCTTGTCTCCCGTTGGGTCGATCATACTAAGGTAGGGCGCCCCCTTACCAAAGACATCGCTGTTATAAGGTATACCAGCTGCTGCAAGTCCAAGCACGATACCAAGGGCCATTACAAGCCCTACCAACTTTCCAAGCGTTGTCATTTTTTATCCTCTCCAAGTTTTTCTTAACAATAACTACTATACGTTATTCATATATAAAGGTTTTGGTTAGGTACGTTCAACTACCGGACATAACCCACAGTACAGGACGATACCCTGTTCTGTATTGTATTTTCGGAGCATACCACATTGTTCCGAACATAATATTAGGCTTTTCTTCCCTATGGAAAGTAATGGACATATTGATAGACCAAGTTCAATCAATGTTCCACCTGCTCCAAGAATATTTTAATATAATATGCCCTATAATATAAGATACAAATATTACTAATAATATCGAGATGAAGTAAACACCTAGTAAATTGCCCCACATATCAATAGCTATGTAAAAAAAAGACTACCGTGGATATAACAAAGAATCCAACTAGGATCGTAAATATTACTTCCAACCAGTCCATAAGATCAATCCATCCGTAGTCCCAGTTGGTTGGCAAACCATCCCAGAACATACATGAATAGTGGCAGCAAGAGTAACATATAATATCCAACGATACTACATAAGATAAGGACACCAGAGCTCACTATTACTATCATACCTATTAGTATTAACAACATTAAGCCGTTAAACATTGTATCAAGTATCGACATTTCTTGTTTCATAATATCACTCCATGTTACTATCTAGTATTTTAACTTTTTGGTTTTCAATTACGGCGTATCGATAACGATCGGGACCGAACCCAACTTCGCAATACGGGTCAATGCTTACGAAGTTAATCAATTTAGGACCGTACTTATCTATCCAGCCTGGTGGAGTATGGCCTACGATCTGACGTAGTCCGACTTTAGGTGCATAATATTCGCTAGGACGATACCACAGTATGGACTGGTCACTCCAATGGTCTCGCAACGGCATGGCATTCAAATAGTCGGATATCTCGTGGGCCGTATTTAAGTCCATATCGAAGTACCTGTCGTAAAATACCTGAGATAAGCCAGCATGACTTATCAAAATGTCGTCTTGGTACGTTGACAACTTGAAACTATCAAACAGGGAATCTAACTTACTGTAAATTTCCTTGCCATACGTGGACGTTGGATGGATATGCTGGCCGATCAGCGGAGCTAAGTCATGATTGCCCCACAATAATTCGGCATTGTTTTCCAATAGGACGTCCAGGCAGCCCATTGGGTCAGGTCCGATATCCAAAAGATCTCCAGAAAATATTAGACGGTCCCAGGACTTAGCGTGCTCTAGGACGTTCGTAACGAGATGTGGTTGACCGTGGCAATCTGAGAGTACTAATGTTTTCATGAGGGTGGTATCTCCAGGTCGCCCGTAGGAGAAGTTACAATATCCAATTTGTTATGATCGCGGCAATCTTTGGTAACTTCGAGAGACTCAAAGAATTCCTTGTTATCTCTGTTTCTATGATTCTCGGCTAATCTATTGATCCGAGTCATAAGCTCATCCGGAATCTCTCGGTATAACTGGTCTAATGTGTCATCTCGCTGGCCGGACCAAGAATCTTGATCTGTTAACGATGGCCAGCCAAAACAAGACCATTCTGCATTGAACTTTATTTCCTGGAAGCCAACTGCCTTAAGTTCCCTGATCACATCCTCATGAATGTCTTGATATGAAACTCCGTCGTAACATATTCGGCGAGGGTTACTTTCAACTATGTCGGAGAGTACTTTTATTATAGCCTGGGAAACATATTCATGAAGTTGATCTGGAGTTAGTTCCTGGTCAAAAGCTAGTTGAGCGTATTCACTTTCCTCGTAGGAACCGAAGCCGACATTATAAATATACATTTTAGACCTCCACGGTGATAATACTAATTGAATTGTTCATTTTTAACAAGTTTCCATTAAAATCTATTATATAGGTGTGGCCACTGTCGTTGAACGTGGTCCTCGCCAATATGACAATTGGTACTGACTGTGCTTGAACAGTTGTTTGAATTTCCTCGGAAGGCTCCTCTTCCAGGTATGTTAATAAAGTAACGGCACCCACGATTATTGTTGCGAGAGCCGCTAATACCGTTATGGTTTCAATTAGTTTCATTGCATTGCCTGAAGATATTCTAAAGCTGCTTGATATTTAGTACGCACCCGAATTTGGTCGGCTTCTGGCAAGCAACTCAACCTACTATCAGAGCTATTATCCCGGATGTCTGCTAGTTTGACCAGTCGGGCATCTCCAGTGGGATCATTTAGGATACGTTGCCAGTACTGCGGATTTGGTTCGTTCCGTATGTGAGTTAGGGCGACCAATGAATTAACCACGTTGTGAGGCAGGCCCATAGTAACCAAGTCCATAATGGTTGCTGGAGTGTCTTCAAGCACGTCATGTAGGACTGCAATACATTTCTGGTGTTCGGTTGTTAACGTATTATCCAGCATGACCCGCAACGGATGATAAAGGTAAGGTAAACCTACTTTATCCAGTTGTCCGGAATGCTGTATGGTTGCGTATACGATAGAACGGTCTAATAAATTCAATGATTAAACCTCCCTGGATTTAAGTACTTTATAGTACTATTTATACCTTTTGGAATGCTAATGCCTGGATTCGAACCAGGGACCCTTTCCGAATGCGTACTCAGTACCATGCCGCTAGATTACATTAGCAGAATTTTGTGCGTACTCGTTTAACCTGTTGTACCCGTACAACGAGCGCCTCGAACTCCGGCAGGTTCAATAGATCGTAGGTAGCGCCTTTCTACTTACTAATGACAGGAATTATTTACTTCACTAAAGTTTCCTTCTTGACCTTAGTGAAGTGCTCAACTGCAATACGTTTTATAATGGGTTCCGTGCCTTTGATCACATGTGGTGCTAAGCACCTGGTTCTGTCTGGTTCGATCTCTGGCCACATTACGTTACAACCTATAGGTGTAAAGCCACGAGTCGGATTTGAACCGACAACCTGGCGATTACTGGTCGCCTGCACTTCCAATTGTGCTTCCGTGGCAAATTAGGTACGCCGGATTCGAACCGGTCATCCTTGTAGGACTTTTCCAACTATCGGCTTCCTGCCCGTACCTAACTTTTTTTTTGCCGCATCCGCCGCGCCACTAGGTATATTATACGGCTCCTAGTACCTTATTGCCATAAATAACTTTACTTCATTTATGGTAATAATGACTACTTGTTATTAGTATTTAAAGCTTTTGGTACTTCATATTTCCAAATATTTCGGAGTTCCTGCTTATACATCAGCCTTCTGTGCTTCGATCTCTGCCAGTCATAACAATACGAACACTTATGGCGTTCCTGCTGTTTATAAGGATGGTACTCCAAATCGGAGTACTTTACCCGAGATACAAAGCCTTTCTTATTGTAGGCTCGTATAGTGCCGGTCATGTTTGTTACTGCATTCGTTCCTGATCGTAATGTATGTCAATGCAATAAATAATACTATCAGTCGTTCCTAATTCAACATGCTTTACGATATTACTATTACTAGGTCGATCATTTTTATACTTCTCTTCCATTTGCGAAGCAATCTTCCTTAGCTCCTCTGGAGTCGTGAACCAATGCATCGTGTTTTCTATGAAACCGTTATCCATTATGGTCATCTCCTTGGTATAGTTAGTAATAGTTGCTTTACTATAAATAGTTTTTGGTTGGATAATTTTATAAAAAAAAATAAAAAAGATTTCCTAATGTAACCTTCTCGGTACATTAGTTGACTGGACTTTGTAAACCGTATTGGACGTAATCGGCCTCGGTTCTTCATCTCGGAATGCAATCCTAAGGTAAATTACGGTCTCTGGCTCGTCATACGACAACTGGTTTATTTCAGAGAATCGCTGATGGCTGTGACCACTAAGGCCTACTCCGCCGCCTGTTAGATTATTGCTATGGCAACAGGACGTCGTAACACAACTAGACGGTTCATAATTTCTGGTAACATTACATAATTTATTATTGACAGCCGTACTGTAATAGTGTCCATCATAGTAATAGTTGTCAAATTCAGTTATTTTCTTATGACAATCAGAATAATAGTATGGCCATGTATAGTCCCAAGTAATCTGAACTTTGTTATCCTGTTGATTGCCTGGCTTCCAGACGACTTTGATTAGGCCGTTATCGTTGCTGGTTGGGTCTAAGCCGATTTGTTCGGCTTCCTGGCTGTCATTGCGATATGCAGTAAATTTACCGAAGTCATTAACAGGATGCTCTATTGTAATGCTCTGGTTTGCCGGTACTCGAAAAGTTCCTATGTAGCGGCCTTGTACCCAAACTTCGGCATCTGAGGGCTTATTAGCACCGCAATACTTATGGCCGTTATGCAAGCGCAGTGAAAAGTTTTGACCATGCCTTAATACTACGTGTCCTTCTGACGTTTCTTCTTGTGCCTGTGGCACGTTCACACTAAATCCGTTTAAACTAGACATATTTGTTACTCCATTCGAAAGCCGTTCTGGCAATCGGAGTGCCCTACCAATGAGGGCTACAAATAAACACCTCCTAAAAATAAGTACGCCAAGAGTTATTTCTTGGGCTTTGGTTTACATTTACCTGGCATAGTTTAGGCTCCTACCTTAAAGGGCTTCTTGCCCATGCTTGGATTCTTAGCGATATAGCACTGAGGGTTAATACCGTACTTGGCCATATAGGGATATTTTCCGAGGGCTTTACCGCCACTACCAGGTCTATATACAGTAACACCCAGATCGGAATACGAACCAGCAGGTATCTTTTCCTTGGTCGGATCTAGCATGGGTAAACATCCGCACCAATCTTCATCCTCGGAAACTTCTCCGACCCAACTGTCAATAAGGGATTCTTCTTCTGGCACAGTGTCATCTAGCTTTAAGGCCCTGCAACATTCTGGACAGCTTACTAGAACTTTTCCTCCCATTTCCTTCTTATGTCTCAACGCTAGCTTAATTTCTCGTGCTTTAATCTCGATGTCCTTTTCGCATACTGGACATATTGTACTTATCTTAGTTGTCTTAGTTGTCATTGTTAATTATCTCCGTATTTATACCTTTTGGTCGTTGTCTTCCATCGTAGCAAGGAACTTTTCGTACGCTTTGATCTGGTCATCTGTCCACGTATCCATTAGGGCCACGTCTGGGTCCACGCTTGATTCTACACGAACCGTCTGTATGGGAGGCCTTAGCGCAAGATAGTTCTTACTTAATTGGTCATAGAGTTTGACGTACTTCTCATGCCAATGTTTGTTTCGGCTACCGTCATCTCCGACTTCCAGGACAAATTCATTGCTAGTTCCGTCTAGAATGTCTTCGATACGTTCCAATTCTTTTTCGTAGCGAGCTAAAATCTTAGGTGCGTATCCAGATACCCTCTCAGCTATTGTCTGGCTAAGATGAGCATCTGCAGTTCTGGTAGCCTCTTCTGCGTGTTGTCTTGCTTTTCTAACATGTTCCCATATTCCTACTTCTGAAACATCCACACCAAATTTTTCATGTAGTATCTTTTTTAATTCCGGAGTAGAAAGAGAACAATTATCAAGAATATATTTTTTTGCTTCCGGTGTTATTACATACGGTGTTGCCATATCAAACCTTTCTTAAATCCCGTGCAGTACGCTTCCAGATTTTTTTACCGCCTTCGGTAGAATATTCCATTTCGTATCCGTCTTTCATCATAGTCGGTAGACCTGTTTCTGGATTAATACGTTCTCTAGGAGCATTTCCGATTGTCTTATATAATTCATCATGACGTTTAATTATGTCGTCGATTTGTTTTCCGCTATTTAATCTATCCATGGCAAGTTTAGCAAAATCTTTATCCCGGAAGGCATATTTTTTACCATTTGCGGAAGTGACTACAAATCTATTACGGCCTTCCTGTTCTGTCATGACGGACTTGTTAGAATCAGCTACTTTTTCCTGTGATTGTCCTTCATCAGATGATTTACCTCCACAACTACCAGGTCCAGTTCCGTTTTGTTCTTCTGCTTTACACCGATAATTCATCTTTATGTCGTCAGATTCAGTAAGGTATAAAGGTCCGGTTGTTTTTTTACTAATAATATATTTCATAATTCCTCATAGTAATGATAATGCGTTTAATAATTGTAATTCCAGATGGCGACTTTGGGTCTCCCTACATTTCTGGATAAGCCGGTTTGCCAGCTTGACCAAGTATCTTGGATTACTTCTATTATATTTAACGTTGGCAATTAATTCTGTTAGGACAGCCACCCTAGTTTCCAAATCAAAACTAACCGAATGTTCGTAGGGCTCATCGATAACGATATTCTTGTATTCTCGGATAGGATTCAGTTCAGGAATTTCATCTAGCTCTAGCCAGAATCTTGCTTCGTCATCCAAAATATTCAGGTCCACGAAACGCTCAATGGACGTTAAAATAAGTTCTTCCATGGAATATTGGTCACCCGTAGCTCATTACACTAACGTCTTTTGGTACGGTAACTGTATTCTTTTCAGCATCTTCTTTGGCTCTAGCTTCCTGAGCTTTCTGCACGACATAATCGATCGTAGACCGTTTGATTGAGGAGAAGGTTTCCAGAGACATTTCTGGTTGCAGGTCTACAATTACCACATCCGGACTAGTAATGGTGCCCTGACTGTTGTATTCCTTGCCAGTTTTTGCATCAACTTCGTGTAGGAAAAAGTCTATTCCTGCAAACGAATTTGGTTTTACATCAGTAGCAAAATATTTTTGGCCGCCGGAAAACAAAATATATCGAGCTGGTGATTCAGTTTGAGGAACATTCTCAGACTCCTCGCAATCCGGACATTCGCATTCCGGCTGGCTTTCTGACATAGCATCCAGGAAATCGTCAATGAATGCATTGAAACGTTCGTCGAGTTCCTTGAGTAATCCTTCCCGGAATTCAGCTAGATCTTCCTTAGTAACGATAATATCTTCAGTCATTTAACCTCTCTTTGAATTCTTTGAATACGCACGTGTATAATAATAATCTACAGCACCTTCGTCTATATCTTCCCAGTACTGACGGTAAATATTTGACGCGAAACTATATTTATTACTGTATTTCCTAGTTGAATACTCTAAGTTTCTTTCAAGCGTAATAGCTGGAATATCTATTATTAGGAAGCATACAGTACATACAAGATCGCCGTGGTCATCGTACCGTAATAATCCGCCGCACTGGTCACAGAACAGCCTCTTTTCTTGGTTCCAGTCTTCGCAGCAACCTACCCGACTACTATAGCTATCAGGCGGTTTACTAAATTTTGCTTGGCTGTGCCGATCTATTACATATCGTTGCTTCTCTTCCAGTGTATCGAATAAAATAATTTGTTTATTAATCAATATAAAGGGCTGCTGGGGAGATTTTACGTCTCCGTGAGCATTATATTGCTTTTGCTTCTTGATATAACATTCCTTACAATACGTGTGGAGATGACTATATGTGTCGTCCCGGTAATAAGCATTTTGCGAATTCAATAGTTTTCCGCATTTTCGGCACGTCGAGAACATCCTCTTGAACCAAATTTCGATACATTCAGCTGTTAGAATTTCTTGGGAAATAGTAGCGCCACCTTAGAAAAATAGATTTGATAAAATAGTAACTAAGGTATTATATAATATACTAGTATATAAAGGTTTTGGTTGAAAAAAATTTATTTCTTGTCTTCTTCTCGACTAATTACATTGCCGTCTTTATCTAGATTTATGAATAACTTTAATGCAGTACAATACGTAGCAAATGTACACATATCATTCACCCACTTAACTTTCGCGATAAGTGCAATACATTTCTCACCAATACAAGGCATTCTTGTAAATGGACATATAGGAGCATTACTATTCATGGATGGTTACCTCCCTAGATTCTTCTATCCGTTTCCGGCACTCAGGACACCTTCTAGCTAACTCGATTAAGTTAGCCTCAGAATCAACGTGACCTTCATGCCAGGACTTGAATTCAGGTAGTGGACTTTTATGGTTATAACTGCGACGAGCCATCTCTTGCGCAAGTTCGTCGTGACGACTCCTTATGTTATGGACTTCAACTAATCCCGTCGTAATGTACTTGGTACCAGACAACCTCTTACCATGTAGTATTGTGCCGACTAAAGTATGACATTCCCTATGCTCTGCGTTTAAATGACGGAAACATTCTAATCTTGGGTCAACCATCCACATTCTCATAGTTTGTTATACGTGTTTTTACTAAATAAATGTTTTGGTCGAGAAAATACATAACTAGCAATAAATATTTTAAGTTTTCACGCAATTTTAGGTCGGTGTATTCCTCGTTTTCGCTAACTCTTTGTCTACTTGTTTCTCTCGTTCTGCATATTCTTCATTGGTCACAAAACGTAGTCCTTTTGAAATCGGTCTAAATATAAATTCGTATCCAAAAAATGTAAATCGCATGTCTTACCTATCCTCTGTGAATCTTCTCTAAGGCGGCTTGCGACTCTCGCTCAATACGTTCGCCTTTTTCTTTGGCTGACATCCAAGGCAGATCAACGTCTTTGTAATGCTCTTTTATCTGCTCTCTGTCGATTTCTTCCCATATCAAAGCTCCTTTTGCCGCTAGGAATTCTTTCTCTAGCCTATCAATATATGCCGCTTTCACATACTTCTCACCATTGATTTCTATAGGGCCATCTGGTTCATATGCGGTTTTGTATCCTTGCAAGCCAAGCTCTTTGGTAGCCCACTTATTCCAATTATCTCTTACTGATTGTGGTATTTCTCGCGTCCAATCGCAATATGGCCATCTCAGGTCGTTTGGCAGCCTGCCGCAATTGCATGAGGTATACTAGCCGATTTGAGCCGTTCGATCTATTGCGATCTGTTGCCATTTGACAAGCTCTTTCATCAGGTCGCCAATATCTTCATCCCGGCGCGTCATGTTTGCCTTCGCCGCGCATTCCAGTACTCGGAGGCGTTTAATCTCCGCAAATATTTCAGGATATTCCTTAGCCAGTTGTGCAGCAGCATCTATCGTGTAATCATGAAACGCTTTGCCATCGCTTGATAATTTGTTTGCTCGCTCTTGGATGAGAGCTGCTTTCAAGATATCAATCTGTTTATTGAGTGTCGCGTGATACTCATCGCATACATCACAGTCTGCTCGGCTCATAGTTTTCCCTCCCGGTGAAGTTGCTCGCGGGCCTCATCAACAACTATCGGTTCGTATCGTGCCCAATGTCCTACGGAATCTCCTGGCACATGACATATCCGCCTGGCTCGTTCTTCCACCAGTGCATTGCCACGCTCTCGCTTCGCCTGGCCGAGCTTCTTGAGGGCGGTGCGCTGCTTGGCGATGAGTCGATCCTTATCATCATCTGTCAATATTTGGCGCACTAGTTGCCGATTCTCTTCTTCCAGCTCGGCTATTCGCTCAATCGCCAGTTTAGCCAGTATCCACGGCGCGTCATCAGTGCCCAATATAGCAGCGACCCTTTCATGCACGCCCCGCTCACTGTGGAATCCACTTTTGTAATACTCCAGGTCTGCTTCCAACTCCGCTATGTGCTTGGCTTGCCCTTCATATTGATCTATCCAAAATTTGGCGGTATCTAGTGCGAATTGTGTTCTTTTTGATGGGCCCAACACAGCCATGTTGCTAAATTCCTTTTCTCTTGCTTGTAGCCGCTCGATTTCATCCAACTCCTTCCCACGTTTGCCAGATCGCTTTCCGAGTACCTTAAGGGCAGCTTTCTGTTTCTCTATTATCAACGTGTCCGAATCCACCATGTACTGAAGATCTAAATTCCTATGGTTACTTTCGACTACCTTTTGTTCAAGCTTAGTAACTTGTTTACGAAGGTTAACAATCTCATCCCGTGCCCAAAATAATTGCCGGCAAGCTTCTTTTACATACGGTTGATTACAATATGGTGAATTCTTACATTCAATAAGGACTCGTTGGGTCTCTTGCATACTAAAGTTGGTCATTTCATAACCTCATCGCAATATTGGTTTGCTTTCTTGAGCATAGTGCGTCCTGATTTTCCTACCATTTTTGCATGCTTACAAATTCCATACATGCCACCGTCTTCTAAATCAAAATCAAAATTTTTGCAGTTTCGGCATATAGGATCTAATTTTGAAGCTACTTGAAATGCATTCATCTAATTCACCTCATATTTGTTATTACGTTACCATAATATATGCTTTTTGGTCATTAAATTTATTCACTATTTTTTATAATATTTTCAAAGATACCGTCTTGATAATATTGCCAGGCCTTGTAAATAGTTTCGAATTCTAGACCATTAACAAGAGTTGGACCTTCTCTGTTCTTTTTATTTTGTAAGACAAATTCAAAGGTCTGCTCGGTATCCTTTAACTTGATATGAACACAGCCGTATCTCCTTATGTGTTTTATATACCAAAACTTTAAGTAAAATATATTATACGGCCTATATAATTCCAGAAATCGCTGGTATCCTGAAGGATAATTAGTTCTCCATTCCGTATCTATTTCATCTTCGATATGAACCATCTCCTTACTCTAGTTAAAGCCGGTTGATTAATGGAATATACTTGATTTAGGAAATTAAGTTGACCCTCTATGTATCCTTTAAATAGTAACATTCTGGAATATAATCCGAGCCAGGCAACTTCTTTATCATAAAGACTGTATAACCATGATTACGGATTACTACTATTCCTGGAAGACCTTCTGGTATGTACCACACGGAACCATCTTGGTCTGGATGCAACTTAATGATATGCATGTTAGCCTTCCTATGCTAAGTTTTCCTCGGGATCTATATTATACTTTTTTATCCACCACGTCTTTGAAGCAAGTATACGACTTTTAACTTCTAGGTATTTGACTTCTTTACTATTAGTATCGTCCAATACTACTTTTTCGAATTTCATAAAATCACGTTACTAGCAATTAATATGATTTATATAAAATTGCTCCTATTTTATCGAGTTCGTCGAAACACCATGTATAGAAAAATCTATTGTCAGAAAATTTAACACACTTTTGATCATGATCCGACAAATTATCAAGCAATCCATGTTCCTGCATTTTTATCAATGATATGACTATATAATTATTAGTCGAATCTATTATCATTTTGATAGTATTCGCCACCCCGGCTTTAGGAATTTCATTACCTCCAAGTGTCATATCGATATTTTCGCCGAGTACTCCTGACCGTAATGATATAGTACCATTCTCGCGATGTCCCTGTATAGTAAATGTTTTTCCCTCACGATCGAGATAAAATGAGGTATTATTTTCAGCATTCAGTTTATTTATTGCTTCGATGCAAATAGATGCTTTATGACTTTTTCCGACTCTGGATACAATAATTTTTCGTTGTTTATTCAAAACAACTTGATTTAGCAATTTATTAATAGATGGAAAGGTAGACATTTAATTCACCTCAATAATTCGCCCTATGATAGTTTTATCAGTACTCGACCTATATATGTCAATCCAGCTAGTTGTTTTATCTGAATTCCACCATGAAAAGTCGGCGGTCGGATACAATAAAAAACAGTCTTCCATTGCGTTATCTATATCACTATATTGTTCGTTAAGAGACTCAATTTGTAGCGTATACATATTTCAGTCCTCAATACGATATTCTCATTTAGTGTATAAATAGTTTATGGTAAGAAAAATTATTTAGGCGGCCATTCCTTTATTAGATTCAGATTATATAAAGTTCTTCCATCAAAATATGCTTCTGGAATACAAGTCAAACGTTTAAATTGTGCACGTGTGGTTGTTATATTCCAATCACAAGGGCATTTATCAATAAAATCTTTTTCTGTCATAATAACATATCTTTGAAATATATTTCTAGATATTGCAAGAGGTCGCTCTGAATCACCGAAGTTTAGTCTGTTTGGTCCTTGTGATACAGGATAATTAGTATATAAAACTTCAGTCCTATAAGTAGTTGCTTTACCGCTTGCAGATACTATAGGTATGTCATGATATTTTATAATCGGATTACCAAACGATTCATTTAAATCATCGCATTCGTATTCAGATAAAGCCCATTTATATTTAGCATTTTTAAGCAGTTCTATCATTCGTGGTCTATCAAAACTATCTGGCCTATATATACCAACATTTCCTGCTAAATAAGGAGGATCTAGGTATACGAACGATTCACTATCAAGAGGTAATGAATCTAATAATTCTATGGCATCTAATGAATACAATTCTGTATGGTGTAATAATTGTTTTGATAATAATATCCGATTTTTATAATCTGCAAGATTATGGCCTCTATAACCAGTTATACCAGCGTTTTTTGTGCCTCCTGCCCATAAGACTAATGGTTCTAATATATTATATATATTTATATTAGTTTTTCTTAGTTCTAATACATCTTCTTTCGTTCTTAATTCTGGCAATATTTCTCCTTTATACGCTTTAATTGACTCAAAAAATGGAATCATTTGATTATCGTTCAAACACCATCTAGTGTATCCATTTATCATTTTCATCAAGAAAAACATATTCCCTCTGCCAGCAAAAGGTTCGAAATAAGTAGAACCTTTAAGTGGGCACCACCTCAATATAAATCTGCGGAGTCTTGCTTTACCTCCTCGGTATGTAAAATATGGAGCATCAACTAATTTCATTTTATTTCTTCCTTGATTATGTATATGGCAAAGGATCTTTGGTCTCATTTAATTCGAATGCCTCTATACGTTCAATGCAAGTCGGACAAGTTCCGCATGAAAGTTCTCCTGCATTATAGCAGCTGCGTGTTATCTCATATGGCACACCTAAATTCAGACCAATCTTTACAATCTCGGCTTTCGTTAGATGAATAAATGGTGCCTCGATCCGAACAGGATGCCATAAGGTGGAAATTCGAGTAGCTTCATTCAGAGCACTTAAGTAATTGGGCCTACAGTCTGGGTAGATAGCAGCATCCCCATTATGAGCCGCATACATCACGGTATTGATTCTACGAGCAGCTGCAATTCCTACTGCAATCGAAAGTAGAATTTGGTTACGATTAGGTACAACCGTTATCTTTGCAGACTCCTCTGTATACCCACAATTAGGTACAGCTATGTCTGGATTAGTAAGTGCACTAGAGTTAATATATCCAAATATAGGTTTAACATCAATGATATCATGCTGGATTTCTATTTCTTGCTCGCGAATATACTTTATCATATTGCAAGCACAATCTATCTCTTTGGAATGTCTCTGCCCATAGTCAAATGTAATTGCATCCACATCGTCTCCGGAACTCAATAGATCCCAAAGAAGTGTCGATGAGTCCATCCCACCCGAAAAAATTAATAGAACTTTACTCATTTTAGTAACTCCAATGTTTCCGATTTAAGACTTGCATTCTCTTTAAAAATCCCTCTAATAGCAGAACTTTCGGTAATTCCTGTCATCCTAGCTCCTCTTACTGTCATACAGCTATGGCATGCTTCTATTTTAACCATAACACCTTTAACTCCTGGTATCCATTTAGTAAGATAATCAGCGATCTGGGCAGTCATATATTCCTGGAGTTGAGGCCGAGAAGCAAATTTTCTTACTGTTCTAGCGACTTTACTGAGCCCTATAATATGGGTACTCGGAAGGTATGCGATTGAAGCCTTTCCTGAAAAATTCATTAAATGATGTTGACAAAATGAAGTAAATTCTATATTCTTGACTATTATCAAATCATCGCTAGTAGCTTCAAATACTCCTCTGCCTCGTTCAAGTTCGTCCCAGTCTCGCCAAAATTTAAATTCCTCCATCATACGGTTAACACGATCTGGGGTATTTGCTTTGGCTTCTTCATCAAAAAGTTCATCTGGAAAATTAAGTCCTATCATTTATATTCAACTCAAAAATATTTAAAGGTATTCTTCTGCATAATTCTCTTCTGATTCATGTACTCTAATTGTTATATGGTCGTTTTTATTAAGATGAATTATATTAACGAAATCATATAAAATAATACTTGCTATATTTTCTGCGGTTGGATTACTATCGACAATTAGTATATCCATGCCAAGTTTTTGTAGAGGAACAAGTAAAGGATCCTCTTTATTCAATATAGTTTTATGATCAAACTTTTCTGAAAAATATTGTTTTATAGACCTATAATCTATTAGCATTCCACAAGAATCAAGTTTACGATCGGACTGAATAAGAACGTTCACTTTCCATGTATGTCCATGTAAATTATTACAACTACCAGAATAATTAAGCAAACGATGTGCAGCCGAAAATGTTATATTTTGAGATAATTTTAATGTCATTTTATCTTCTCCTATATAAATAGTTCCTATATGTTTTAATTCTTCTATTGAATTTATTTTTTCTAATTTTAAAATATCATCTATATATAATACTCTTAAATTTATTTTATTATACTTTAGAAAGAACCATCCAATTTTGTTTTTTGCTTCTGGCCTTATATATCCTTTAACCTCCCACCAAATATCTAATTCAGGTAAATAAAAATCCGGTGTATATGTCCTATCTGTCGGTATAGAAAAAGACTTTGGTTCGTATTCCCATTTAATCCCGATTTTAGTAAGTACCGTAGCGACTCGTGTCTCGTAACTAGACCTTAACCATATCTTTCTATCATTGTATGCAAAATAAGATCCATTTCCCCAATTACTTCCTATAGCAGATGATTTGCCATAATTCGGATTATTTTTTCCACTCATTCGTATTGCCTGAGCAATTCGCCTTTCAGGTGTCCATGAAATCCTCATTTTTTCTTTAGCTTCAGGAGAAATTTTCTTCCCAGCATTTTTACCTTTCATTCCTTCTGACATTCTAACTAATGTTTCAGGTGATCTCTTCTTACCAAACAATGGATGTTTATTACCTCTCATTGCATTTCCTTTGCATTTATTTGAACAGAATTTTCCGCCGTTACGAAGTATTCTAGACTTAATAATATAAAAGTCTTTTCCGCAAAATTCGCATTTTCTTATGGTTCCACTTTTATTGTTTGGCAATAAAATTCTCCTAAAAAGGTGTTTATAAACAAAGGTGGTATTTTACCTATATATACTTGTTGGTCGTAATCTATTTATATCTAAATAAATTAGCTTGCGGGTCTTTCTTAGGCAACTCTGAAAACAATGATTTATATCGTTCATATACAATAGAAGACTTATGATTTTCAAAGTCCTTAAATATATTATTTATATTATCAAATAGCTGTAATTCTCCGATTGATCGAGAGTATTCGCGTAAGGTATCCTCATCATCTACCATACAGTTCATCATTCGATTGACTTCTATATATTGATACATGTCGTGATATGACAACAGGAGCGGAGTCATCGGATCAGTTTGATTATAAAGTTCTGATATAGTCATTTTACTACATACAGGACAATCACATGGAACATCATTCACTGCGTTAGCGAATTCTCTCCCAAGTCGTATACAATGCCGTACATCTAGTGGGAACCAGTAGTCCCGGAATCTAGATCCCCATGACCACGAAGACGAATCGAAAGTAATCGATGCACCCGTATACTTAGCTAGCATAGCAAGTGATAGCATATTGCTTGGACCGCTTACCCCAAAGAAATGTGTATTCGTAAGTGGACTTTCTTCTCCCTTCTCTAGTAGATATAAGTATGCAAATACTTTCAAGTACACGTTAGTGCTTGGATGTACTCCTATAGCCCATCCATCGAAACTAAAGTCCTTTACTTCCTTATACCAAGTATCTATTTGGTCGAGGGTACGCCCATGTAAAATATTATAAAGAGCAAAATCATAATTAGTACGATTATCCTCGAAGAATTTAAAATTTTCCTTTGATTCTGATAGAGCGCCTTCAAAGTCTCGTACAGGAGGCACATCTAAGTTCATTCCAATGTCTACATTATTTTCAAGCCACCTTAATACCTGCATAGGCGTAACATCTACCTGCCTGCCTTTCTTGCCGAATGACATTACTTGGAAGCCGCCGCTGTCCCCTAATGTAATAACATCTTCAGGATAATTCATTACAT